CCATTGTTATGTTTTTCTGATTTTTTTGAAAAATTCAACCATATTAGTCTTTAAATTTTAATTCTTCCATACCATTTTTTTTACGGTAATCGTTTATAGCTGCTTTAACGGCATCCTCAGCCAAAACACTACAATGTATTTTAACTGGAGGTAAACTAAGCTCTTCTACAATATCCATGTTATCTATCTCAACAGCTTGATTTAGTGTTTTACCCTTTAACCATTCCGTTGCTAAAGATGATGATGCAATTGCTGAACCACATCCAAATGTTTTAAATTTAGCATCCTTTATCACTCCGTTTTCAATTTCAATCTGTAATCTCATCACATCGCCACATTCGGGAGCACCCACAAGCCCTGTACCTACATTGGCTTTGGATTTATCTAGGGTACCCACGTTTTTAGGGTTTTGATAATGATCTATTACCTTTTCACTATATGCCATAAATTTATGATTTTATCATAAATATTTTAATCTAACAATTCATCCGTGTTTATGCTGTGATCGTCAAGAATTTCATATATTTTTTCAAAGACCATCTCAAGAGCATCGTACTTATCTATTTCTTTACTGTCCATAGACCACTCTAAGGTTTTTTTAGTGTTATGTGTGATATCCCAAAGAGCAGATGCCATATCTAATGATTTGATCGCCCTAAAATGGGCTTTTCTATCATCAGGATCATCCATATCAAATTTAAGTATTGCTTCTGCCATTATATTAATGTTTTTATATTTTTACTATTATCTATTCTAAAATCACCAGCCAAAACTATTCTATTATGTGTTGAGTTTTTGGCATGTATTGGGGCGTGCGGAATATCTGATTTGAAAATTAAAACCTCGTTCTCCACCGGTAGATATTTTAAAACGTTACCCTCATAATCTTTAAGTAATATATGACCATCAATACCAGATAAATTATTTGGCATTTGAAGGTAGAAAACAAAACTATAGGTCGGTACTGTGTTACCGGATCTTAATGCAATATCTTTGTGGTTATGGTAAGTGGGCTCGTTGTTCTCAGGATCAAGTTCCATTGGTTGAACTGGGTTACTTCTCAAAACACTTATCCATTTATGTAAAGTAAATCTTTTTGCTTCAATAGAATTTTCATCACAAATTGATTTGCACACTTCAGAACAAAATTTATAAATGTCCTCAAACTCTTTTTTAGGTGCGCTGAACATATAACCATCTGACTTAACATGTGTCATTTTAGAAATCATACTATTGACGGATTCTAATATTTCATCTTTAGAAAAAATTGGTTTATAATCTAAAGAATATGCTATTACTTTTCCGTTTAATATTATTTCTTTTTTTTCCACAAATCACTAAGTTTTTTCCCTGGCTTTAATACTTTGCCACTTTCATCCATCATAGGGGCTCTCCAAATTTCATAGGCCATCCATAATGTTGTAATAGACGCTATAAGAAGTATATATTTCATATTAGTGGTTTTTATTGCATTTGCATAAAATATTTTGTTTTCCAAAACTGCCACCATTTTCTTTTCACAATCGGTTTGCATTCAGAGAATGGGTTATTTCCAAATGAAACTGTGTTTAGATATTTTGATGTCAAAACATTTAAAAATATCTCATGATATTTTTTAGGGATCTCATCAAAATCTGCTGTTATTTTAACATTCAAAAATTGTGGCCCGTCTTCGGAATGAACAATAAGCTGCTCATTCAATGTAATTACTGTGCTTGCTTTAATGTTAACATATCCCGAATTACCTAGATTTAATTCTCCGGTAATATGTTTTTTAAATTCTTCATCTGACATATTATTCTGTTTCGTGGTACATCCATTCTTCCATCTCTTTACCCAATTTAGGGTTAACTTCTTTAAGATGTTCTAATGTTAATTCGTATCTACCTGAGTTTGTTTTTTCAATAAACAATTCGTCATGTAGACTATCAATTCTGTTTTGCAACTCAGCTTTTTCAATATCTCCACCAGGAATAAATCCATTATCGGTTTGACATTGTTTAAGCTCTTCTTTTTGATTTAAGTACTGGACTAACAATGTTATAAATGCTAGCACTACCAATACTAAATAAAACCTGATTTGTGTTAAAATTTTCATAGTCTTTGTATTTCCATTAATAATTCTGTTACGTCTTCCTCGGAAAGATAACCTATAACATCTCCGTGCGCCACCGGGTTATCATAATGAATTTCATCATCAAATAAAACCGCAAGTTCATACAATCCGTCTTTACCACCATATGACATATCATGAGAAACAACTGAAGCACCAAATCCATTTTCAAAATTAATTCTCGCTTTTTTACCTGACATAAGTGGAGATGTCATTGTTTCGAACTGAAGATCTTTAAATGTTTTCATTTTTAGTTTTTTTACAAATGCTGGGATTAAATAATGATTCATGATTAAAAAATTTCTTCGGCGATGCCTAAGGCTTCGGCGATGATTAATAATGCTCCGGCAGACATATAATCACCATTCCATAGGGTTATACCTGCCGCAATTCTAAAACCAGATTTAACTAAACTGATCCAGAAATGTGTACTTGAATTTGATTCTTTTTCTTGCATAATTCTAATATAAGATTATTTTTTGAAAATACCAAATCACCTAACCAACATTGAAATTAAAACCAATTTAAGGTGTTTGATCCAGCCGGATAAAGTGTTTTCTCTTTGGTAATCTTTGTACTTTTCTTGGTAGTACTCTCTGCTATATTTTTTCATATTAAAGTTGTTTAAATCCGAACGCTAATTTATGTAAAAATACTTAGAATGAAAAAATATTTTTTGATATTTTTTTAACTAATTGATTTTGAATTAGTTATAATATCATATTTTTCTTTAATAGGGTTAACTTCTTTGTATTTCTCCATTTTAACACTGAAGATATCAACCGCATCATCAAAATCTTTTGGTGGGGTAGAATTTGCTTTACCTCTGTGTTGGTTTAGGTGTCCCTTCCTGTATTGAATGTTTATTCTTTTGTTACCTAATGATATTGATGCGTGTATGTATAATGACCCAACATTAAATTGTTTGGCCATACAATTCTTCATTATCATGCCCTCAATCTTAAATTGATCTTCTGTTAAAATTAGTGCTGGCTTAAAAATCTTACCGTTAAATTCGATCGGTTCTTCCAAATCTTTTACCATATCTTCTGGTAATGTATATTTTAACTTGTAACCGAGTTTAAAATGCTTTTTGTGTAGCTCCCAACTATCTTTTAATGAAATTAAATGATGGCAATTACTTGCTTTTATTTTTACATTTAGCCCATTACTTTTTAAAAAGTCTTTCAAAACAAACAATTCTTGTAATGTGTTAAGTATGCCGTCACTAGTGATCACATCAACTTCATTATATTTTTTTAGAGATTTTGCAATAGCTTTTTTCTCAGATTCATCTTCACAAACAAATAATTTATTTGTTTTCATATATTCAAGACAGATGGTTTCCCACTCAAACTCTCTGATATAATCGACATAGTTTTCACCAAACAGGGTGCATAAAAATCTAACTGATTTAAAGTTTATCTTAGGTATTGATGGCTTTCTACTTGAAAGGGCCCCAACCAGATATTTGCTTTTAATGTTAAATTGCTCTAACACCGCCGGAACAAACTTATTATCATTTGCTTTAAGGTATTTCTTTTTAGGATAAGCTTCACATATGTCCCAGTAAACACAATCGTGACCCTTTATTCCTTTCATCTTCAAATGATAATCCAATAATATATCATATAATGGATTTATTTTATGCTCCTTATCTTGTTGGATGTCACTCAAGCCCAGGTCTACAGTAATTAATTTGTATATATCTAGGCACGCTCTTTTGTATTTAACCCCCCAGAAATTATGTCTTTTCTCTCCAGTGAAAAAACCTCTACTTGTTAATTCAATTAACATATCGAAATTATTTCTTTTGGCTCGAATAATATTTCTGTGAAGAACATAATTGTTTTCTTTTTTATTTATTAATCTATATATAACATTGATGTCACCATTTGATTTATTAATAGTTAATCCGTGTTCATATGTTAGATAATTTTTTCTACCTAATCTAGCATATTCTATATAGAATTCTGAAGTGAATAAAAGGAAATCATTATCAGAAGCCAATTTCAATTTACATAAATTTCTAAGTGGCTTATTCCTCTCGTACTTTTCCTGTTCGTGATAAAATAAAACTTCCATCTACATCTTAGTTTACCTAAAATATAGATGGAAATCATGAATTAATAAACCCTAAAATAATTCTAAAAGGTTACCGAAAACATCTGGTTCTTTTACTTCTAATTGAACACCATTTATTACTAATGGTACCTTTTCTTTTGATGTGGATTTAATTGAGCCTCTAAAAATGTTTACTCTATGTTTTGTTTTTTCTAGTGCAAATTCAAATCTTTCTGGAGGAACAGCATTGCAGAAGTATTTTGCTTGCACACATGATTTATCTCTGACGTCAAATTCACAAGTAACCCTTTCGCTTCCGGTTGGACTACCTTCTCTAACTGAAACAATAATTGAGCGTTCTTTATCTGCATAGCTTGCAACACAATGATGCATATGAGAACCCTCTTCAGAATATTCGCCATCAATTTTTAACAATACTGGATAAAAGGTTTGGGTTAAATTACCGTGTTCGTCTTTTATCAATATAGGTTCTTCAATATGTTTTATCAATCTATCTTCAAAAACATATTTAATACTATATCCCTTTCTTATTGCTCGATCAATACTTGAAAACTCTAGATGTTCATTATGAAAATCTTTAAGATTGGATGCTGTCATTTCTATGTGAGGTAACTGCGCCCTTATTTTCACTAACATATCAAGATGATCATTGAAAGTATGAAATTGCATAAGTTGTGTATTTTCATATAACGTTATAACATTATTTTCTTCATACTTTAACCTATCCTGACTGAAGAATTCATTTATTAATTTTAATAAACATTTTCTTTCAGAATCTTTTATATCATACTCATACTTGCTTGTTAACGCCTCATATATAGATCCACCCATAAGTTCATTATTTTTCTTTTTAGGATTAATAAAAAACTTTTCATTAACATTATGAATATACTTGTGTAAGTTTTTATAACCAAAATATCTCGCCAAAAGTATTAGTTTTTTTATATCGATATCAGGATGTTTATGTAGTAGTTTTATTGTCCCTTTCGATTTTATACCCAACCTATCTAAGATACTAGCAATTAATTTATTTTCATTTTTCTTTAAGAACTTCTTTGTGGGGTAAGCGTCCATTATTAATCCCTCATAATGATTAGGGACTTTAATTTTATTTATCTCAACGAACACTCGCATAATCATAGATAAAACTTTGGCTCCGATATTCGTATGATCATTTGAATTAATGGTTTCTACATATGGGAGCTTTGATAAAATAGAATGTGATAAACATTTCATGAATTCGCTATCATCAAAAATCTTTTTAGCCTCAAGGTTTAAAGGATGTTCATCTTTAGAATTACCACCCCACATATGAATAATATTACCAGATGTTCTGCTAAAGAAATTCATTAAAACTTGCATCAGGTGCTTGAAGTTATTTTGTCTAATTTTTGGTGTCTTAACCCCCTCATAACTCATCACGTTACCGGTTCTGAAGTTAATTTTGAATCCAAATGCTGAACGATTTTTCTTAAAGTATTTACTGTTTACTGTTCTAGCTTTCCTATATACATAAAACCTAACAGAAATGGTGTCACCATCTATTGATATGTTTCTTTCATGAATTTCTGTGGAAACAGAACTAAATGCTCTACCATAATGCTTTAATAGATGACGCTCTTTTGTTGTATAAAAGGTTTGAATACGGTTAGACCAATTGTCTAGCTTAATCATTTCTCCATCCGATTCGTTGCTGTAGAAATATTTTGTATTCTTTTTTTTGTATTCCTTTTTGTTGTGAAGTTTTATTTTAAACTTACTTCTAAGGAACCTTTCGAGCTCTTCACCATTCGCTACTCTAACAACGTCCGGTGAAAAAAAATCAACATTATCTAGTTCTAAATTTAGGTCCTCGTGAACTTGATTCTCTACCTTTGATTCGATAGTCGAATAATCTTTATATGGTTCAATAGCATAAAACTGAAATCTTTGGGTAAGTATCGTTTTTTTCATTAGTTATTACTTTTTTGTTCCAAAACAAATATATAAAAAATTTCGGAATAATTATAAAAATAAAGAAAATATTATGGCTAAAGCAAAAGGTTCATCAACCGCATCAAAAAAAGTTTCTTTTGGAAAAAAGGGTAAAGGTAAAGCTAGAAAATCTTACGGCCCTAAAGACCAAAAACCAAAGAGATACAGGGGACAAGGTAGGGCTTAATTTTTAAGCCTACCTCCTCCTCGATATGATTTTAGGTATCTGGGTTCTTTTAGTGAACTCACCTTAACACCCTCAAATTTATTTGCAGCGTGAACGAAATAAGTGTTTCCTATATAAGCACCACAATGCCAACCAGACGGGGATTGTCTGCTACGAAAGAATAGCAAATCCCCAACTTGTAAACTATCACGTTTAACTCTTACAGTTTGGTTCCATTGTTTATATGCCACATTCTGTAGATCCAGACCATATACATCTTTGTATAGTCGTTTAGTAAACTGAGAGCAATCGATCCCCTTTTCGGTCCTACCTCCTAATTTATACGGTTTACCCAACCATTTTAAAATAAAACTATTTAAAACAGTATCCTCAGTAAAGACACCATCATCAAATTTTTCCAGTGGCACTTGTGCAACTGATGTAAAAGATAACAGTATACCTAGTACAACTGTTATTGATTTTAATTTTTGATTTTTCATAATAAACTTAATAAATAATAAGAAAGTTTGTAACCAGTAAACGCCCCCAACGCTGATGGTATGGGGAAGACAATAAGTTTACCTAAATCTGTTACATATTTCGGTCTGTTGACAATCTTACCCATGAAAAAGTAATAAGTAAGATATCCAAATAAAACTGCAATGTCAGTTCTAGTTGCAATAAAAACAACTAATGTTGCTCCAATAAATCCAAATGTAAAATTATCTCTTATACCCTCCCAAATCTCTAACCATGTTGCATCTTTCCATTCTTTATAAATTTTCTGTGTTTTTTTTCTCATTAGTTTTTCTCCTAACTTAATTACTTAGTGGTGCTTTAATTTTTGGATGTGACTGATAGTTTAATAATTCAAAACAATCAGGTCTATAACTTAATATTTTTTGTTCGAATGTTTTTTCGCCCAAGTGAGCTTTAACTGCTTCATGTTGATACCAATTACGTTCTGTGATTTGCACTGTAGGTAATTGAAATGGCTCTCTGCTAATTTGTTCCTTTGCTTGTTCAATATGGTTAGAATATAAATGAACATCACCTAAGTTACCTATTAGCTCATCTGGTATCATCTTAACTTCTTTTGCAATAATTTCTAGCAGCAGCGCATAAGATGAGATGTTGAATGGTAAACCTAAGAATGTATCTACACTTCGTTGATTCCACATTAAAGAGATGGCTTTAGTTGGTATGTTTTGTTTATCACACATATCCCCCGTAACCGTTGAGCCAAATCTGAAATCACCTAGCTTTACTCTTTCATAAAGTGTTAGGTCTCTTGTATAAACTTGAAATCCATAATGACAAGGTGGGAGAACCATCTGATCTAATTGACCCACGTTCCATGCGCTCACCATCAATCTTCTACTGTCTGGATTTGTTTTTAAATCTTTAATAAGATTAGCTATTTGATCAATCCATTCATCCCCCTCAACATATGTATCATTACCAGTTAAGGGGTCTTTTAGTGTTGTTTTAATTAATTTTTTGGTGTGCCATTCTCTCCACTGTGCACCATAAATTGGGCCGAGTTCACCCCACTCATCAGCGAAGTCTTGATTCTCTCGAATCATTTGTTCAAATTGATTTATGTCAGCAACATCGCCACCCCCATCATATTGTTTAACAATAGATTTAGTATTTCTATAATTCTTATATGCATCACCGCTCCAGATATGACAATCGTAATCCAATAAAAACTTGATGTTAGTATCTCCTCTTAGAAACCATAGAAGCTCTGTTACAAGAGATTTCCAAGCCATCTTCTTAGTTGTAAGCAAAGGAAAACCTTCACTCATTTTATGACGAATCTGTCTACCAAAAACTGAAATAGTCCCGGTTCCTGTCCTGTCTTTCTTTTCAATACCGTTATCTAAAATATCTTGTAAAAGATCCTGGTAGCATTTATCTATATTGTTCATATGCTTTTAATCTTTTTTTGTTTTCTCTTTCACATTCGTGAGAATAATTTTCTTTATATCCAATGATTCTATGAAACTCTCTATATGCGTCGGGATGTGTTTGTTTAAGGTGTTCTATTCCGTATTCATATTCAAAAAGAATACTTTCATAACGATTTTCTTTATTATCCCACCCATCTGATTCTCTAACAAAGTCTATTTCTAATTCATTAATAACTTTAGTTAAAGAATCTTCTTTACAAACGTTATGAGCCTGTGGCGCAATCATGTCATGTGGTTTACGCATCGCTACAATTGTTAAAACAATAATCAATGCTGTACCAATAATAAGTCTTATGACAGTATCTTTATTTTCCATTTGTGTAATAAATGTTTTTTTGAATTTGTATTCCCGCAAAAAATATTAACCAACGAAATGATAACCCAATCGCTGGTGATGTGATCCCTGTTTCAAAAAACACATCTTCTCTATAAAAGAAAACAATTGTAGGTATAATAAACCAATGATGCTTCTTTTTGTAAATAAAAAAATCTGTTAGATATTTTGGTTCTTTATTCGTCATAATTTCCGGTTGTTCTTCTTAATAGTTTATCTACATCGTCTTCACGTTCTTTAAGTTCTACCATACGAATATAGTAGCTATCTGCATTAGCTTCTGGTTGATTGGCTTTGACGTTTTTTTCAAACCATTTACTAAACCACTTTCCTTTGTACACAAGTACTTGACATCTTTCACGAAACTCTTCTGCGTCAGATTCATCTAGTAAATCTTCTTCAACTAGTTTATTAAGAACTATGTCCTTGACCTTGTTGTAGTTCTCCATTTCCGATGTTAAATCCATTTTCTTTGAGTTTTTTTAAGCATTTAAAAATAACGTGGCTTTCCACGATTGAGAATCTATCATTACAGCCATCTAAAGCTATTTCTAATAGCTTGATAGCCAATGTTTTATCCATCTTATCTAGGACGGCGTCTAGGTCGTTTTCATCCCTAAATTCCAATAAATCGTTAAAAATCGCTGGCATATAGCTAAGATACATAAAAAAAATTAAAAAACCAAATAAAGTATTTATTAATATGAATCTAAGAATTTCAAACCAGGAGTTTCCGGTAGAGATGCAAACGACCCCAGAAGAAATCCAAAGAGGTATGTCTGGTAGAGACACCCTAGATGGTTGCATGGGGTTTAAACTTAAGAAGGGGTACCATACATTTTGGATGAAGGATTGTTTGATTCCTTTAGATATAGTGTTTGTATTGAATGGTAAAATATCGAAAATTTTTAGAGACTGTCAGCCATGTTCTAAAGAAGAATGCCAAAGATTTGTTGGCCCAGCTGATCATGTGTTTGAATTCCCATCCGGTACCTGCGGGAATTTTAAAGAGGGAGATAGAGCAAATCTTTATTTAGGGACAAAATTTAATCCCGCATAAACTTTAACTTTTCATTTTTTTTACTTATATTTTTCCTATACTAATTTAACAAATAAACTATTTATTTTTAAAAGCAATACTATGGGATGCGGATGTAAAAAAAAGACTAACGAAAATGTTCAAACCACAGAAGGTCAAGCAACAGCTACAGTGGTTTCTAACGACCAAACAACTCAACAAGAACAGACACAAGAGCAAATTGTACAAGTGGCAGTCGCTCTCCGTGAGATGATCGAAAATAAGGAACTGTAATATAAAAATAACGGGTATATATTTTTTTGCCCGTTATTTTATTGTCCTAGTTCTATATAAAGATATATATATTCAAATATGAAATCGAATACTAAACTAACGAGTGTGAACATCTTAGAAGATGTTTACAAAAAATTTAAAATTAAATCTATAGAAGGTTCAATTAATTTACAGAAGCTTGTTAATCGTTCTTTAGATTTATACAACAAAGATGAGAGCTTCAGAAATACAATAAATAATCATAACGGATTAGCATCCAGTGGATCAAAGTTTTAATTTAATGAAGAAGAAAATATTATTATTATCAGATGATTTAAGAATGTCGTCCGGTATTGCCACAATGTCCAAAGAGATTGTTATAGGTACCGTACACAAATATGATTGGGTGCAATTAGGTGCCGCAATTAAACACCCAGAATTCGGTAAGGTTGTTGATATTAATGATGATATAAGAAAAAGAACAGGCGTTAAAAACGCTAATCTTAAAATCATACCTTACAACGGCTATGGCGATATTGGTATTTTGAGAAAACTAATTGCAGAAGAGAAACCAGATGCAATTCTTCACTTTACTGATCCACACTATTGGCAATGGTTATATGACAATGAACACGAAATTAGACAACATGTTCCATTGTTATTTTACCACATATGGGATGATTTACCAGATCCACTATACAATAGAAATTATTATGAAAGTTGCGACTGGTTAGGCTGTATCTCCAAACAAACATACGGTATTGTACATAGAGTAGGTAAAAAGAAAAACGGTTCCACGTGGAAACCATTGCAAGATTGGCAAATAAAATATGTTCCTCATGGTATTAATCCTGAGACATTCAAACCATTGAATAAAGTATCAGATGAAATAAAAAGTTTAGTACATGGGAATAAAGAATATGATTTTGTTTTATTCTATAACAATAGGAATATTAGAAGGAAGCAACCGTCAGATGTGATTTATTCTTTTAAACTATTCTGTGATCAATTACCAAAAGAAAAGGCGGAAAAATGTTTGTTATTAATGCATACTGCTGCTGTTGATGAGAATGGTACAGACCTACCTGCAGTAATTGAAGCACTTTGTCCATATGATGTTAAATTCACAGGATTGAAATTAGAACAAGATAAATTAAATGAGATTTATAATACTGTTGATTGTACAATTAATATTGCAAACAACGAAGGATTTGGTTTAACTACTGCAGAATCTTTAATGGCCGGTACACCAATCATAGCAAATGTTACAGGCGGTTTACAAGATCAGATGGGTTTCGATCTTAGTGAAGATGATTACATCACAATAGGATCGTTACATCATAAAGGTAAATCAAAACATTTGGTTCAAGAGGGTGAATGGGTTGAGGCTATTTGGCCCGCAGCGATTAATTTAAATGGATCAGTACCAACACCATACATTTTTGATGATAGGGTAAACGATGATGAAGTTGCTAGTGCTATTATGAGAATGTACAAGTATGGTAAAAAGAAAAGAAAAGCAAAGGGATTAAAGGGTAGAGAGTTCATGGTTAATACTCTATCTAACAAAATAATGTGTGATAAAATGATCGAGGGTATTGAAACAACTCTTGAGAATTGGGAACCTAAAAAAAGATTTGATTTATATAAAATTGTATGAGTAAACCATTTTTATTATTCAGAGGACCGGTACAAACAAGAAGCGGTTACGGAGCACACGCTAGAGACTTACTACAAGCGTTGTATAAAATGAATTTATATGATATTAAGATTGATAGTTGTCCTTGGGGATCGACACCAATGACTGCACTTGAAAAAGATAATGTATTCCACATATGGATTCAATCTAACATCATTACAACACTATCCATTCAACCAGATGTGTATGTCCAAGTAACGGTACCAAATGAATTCCAGAGAGTAGGTAAAATAAACATAGGGGTAACCGCTGGTATTGAAACTACAGTTGCACCTAAGTCTTGGGTTGATGGGTGTAATAAAATGGATATGATTATTACTACCTCACAATTTTCAAGTGAAGTGTTGATGAGCACTGTTTATAACGAAACAGATAATGTTAGTGGTAAACTAATTAAACAACACAAAATTGAAAAACCTATCAAAGTATTATTTGAAGGTGTGCATACAGATGTTTTTAATAATGTGTACACTGGTATTGATTTAGATGTAAAAGAAGATTTTGCATTTCTTTTTGTTGGTCATTGGTTAAAGGGTAATATTGGACAAGACAGAAAAGATGTATCAATGTTGATTAAATGTTTTGTCGAAGCTTTTAAAGATACTGAAAATGCGCCTGCACTTGTTTTAAAAACATCAGCAGCTACATTCTCAATTAAGCAAAGAGAAGATCTTAGAAAAAAGATTAGTGAATTAGCTAAGGGTATTGAAGCCCCACCACCAATTTATTTGTTGTTTGGTGAATTAACGGATAAAGAAATGAATGAGCTATACAACCACCCAAAAGTAAAAGCAATGGTTTCTTTAACTAAGGGTGAAGGTTTTGGTAGACCTTTACTTGAATTCACTATGACTGGTAAACCTGTGATTGCTTCAAACTGGTCAGGGCACAAAGACTTTTTACCAATGGATAAAGGTATAATGATTGGCGGAAAGTTAACAGATGTAGACGAGAGTGCGGTAGATGATTTTATTTTAAAGGGATCTAAATGGTTTACAGCAAATTATAATGAAGCTGCGGAAGTAATGAAAATCGTGAGAAACGAATATGAGAATTTTACTGAGAGGGCAGAAAATCTTAGGATAGAAAATTCAACTAAATTTAGTTTTGACAACATGGTTGCTGAGTTTCAAAAACTTTTACCAACAACAATTTCTACGGAAGATGCCCCAAAACAAAAACCAATTAATCTACCTAAGTTGAATAAAATTAAATAAAATGGCAAAGAGCAAAAAGAAAACAAATAATCAACCAAATGAAATTTTGAGGCTTAGTGCTCCGATGAGTAATAGTTTATTTATTAATCCAACTAATGGGAATTATAAAGATTGTGAATGGTGTTTTCAGTTTGATGATAGTGAACCACATGTATTTGCAGCAACAAAACCATTTTATCAAGGTGATCAAGCTAAGATATCCTTTACACTCACTAATCAAACAAGCACAAACATAGTCTTTAAGGACTATAAAACAGGTAAAGAATTTAAACTATTTGTAAGAGAAAAAATATGAAAATTAGTTTCGCAATCACAGTATGTAACGAGTATGAAGAAATCAAGCAATTGGTTCCATTCTTAATTAAGAATAAAAGAAATAATGACGAGATTGTCATTTTATTTGACAGTAAAAATGGGGACGAGAAAGTTCTTGACTTTTTGTTAGGATTTAATAAATTACCTAATGTTCAAACCTGGAGATCGTTTGATTTTAATAACGATTTTGCAGAATGGAAAAATAAGTTAAATGAGTATTGCACAGGAGATTATATCTTTCAATTGGATGCTGATGAATTAATCAGTGAATATATGGTTAAAAATATTCACGAGATCATTGAAATGAATTTGGAGATTGATTTATTTTTTGTTCCTAGAATCAATACAGTGAAGGGTTTAACTAATGAACATGTTAAGAAATGGAGATGGAACGTGGATGCGGATGGTAGAGTTAACTATCCCGATTACCAGGGAAGAATTTATAAATCAACTTTAAAATGGGGAGGTAAAGTGCATGAAAAAATTGTTGGCGCTAAATTTTATTCATTACTTCCAATGGAAGAAGAGTATTCTTTGTCTCATCACAAAACAATAACTAGACAAGAAAAACAAAATGATTATTATGAAAACATTAAATGAGATATATGAACGATACCAATCACCAGAAGGACACGGTGATAAGGGTACTGCTCACACATACATTGGTGAATATGACAGATTATTATCTCCTTATAGAAAAAATTCAGTATTTCTTGAAATTGGTCTGTGTGAAGGGGAATCGTTAAGAATGTGGGAAGAGTATTTTATCGATTCTAAAGTAATTGGTATTGATATCACTAGCAAATTTTTAACTCATTTAATTAACGAGCCGGGGCATAATATCATTATCGGTGACGCAACACAGGAAGATATTGTAGAAAAAATTGATGAAAAATTTTTTGATGTTATTATTGATGACGGTAGTCATAGACTTACTGATCAAATAAAAACATTTGATATTTTTAAATCAAAAATGAAACCTGGTGGGATATACATTATTGAAGATATTGTTGCATTAGATAATGTTAAAAATATTTTTTCTGGGCTTCACAATAACATAGAAATTATCGATAATAGACATATAAAGCGTAGGGACGATGACGTTCTAATAATATATAAATTTTAAATTATGAAGGTTTTAATTACAGGTATTGCGGGTTTATTAGGTTCAAGATTAACAGATTATATCATTGAAAACCACAAGGGTGTTGAAATTGTAGGTATAGATGATTTGAGTGGGGGCTACTATGAGAATGTAAATTCTAAGGTTAGTGAATTAAGGGTGTTAAATCTTGTTACAGGAAATTTAGAAGAGTGTTTTAATGAACATAAATTTGATTATGTTTTTCACTTTGCAGCTTACGCGGCTGAAGGATTGTCACCATTTATTAGACAATACAATTATGAGAATAATTTGGTAGCAACAGCAAGAATAGTAAACCAATGTATTAAACATGATGTGAAGAGATTAGTGTTTACATCTACTATGGCTGTCTATGGTCATGGAAATGGGAATATTTTTGATGAATCACAAATACCACAACCAATTGATCCATATGGTATCGCAAAATATGCTTGCGAAATGGATATTAAAGTTGCTGGAGAACAACATGGATTAGATTGGTGTATAATTAGACCACACAATGTATATGGCATTAAACAAAACATCTGGGACAAATACAGAAATGTATTAGGTATCTGGATGTACCAACATATGAATGGTCAACCAATGACAATATTTGGGGACGGTGAACAAAAAAGAGCATTTAGTTATATTGATGATTGTTTAGAAGGTTTATGGAAAGCATCACAACTTCCGGAATGCTCAAAAGAAATTATTAATTTGGGTGGAACAAAACATTATACAATTAATGAAGCAAATAAAATTTTACGAGATGTTATTGCTGGTGGTGATACTGTTTACAAAGAACAGAGACACGAAGTTAAAACAGCTGTGCCTACTTGGGCTAAGTCAGTTAAGTTATTAGGATATGAAGATAAAACATCTTTATATGATGGTTTAAAGACAATGTGGAAGTGGGCACAAAAACAACCAAACAGAGATAGATTCGTTTGGGAGACATACGAATTAGATAAAGGAATTTATAGTTTTTGGAAAAAATAAGAATATGAAAAAAATAGAGTTTATTATCCCAACTTACAACAGACCTGAAAAGTTAATGGTTATGTTGTCTTCAATAAAAGCACAATCAGTTGACTTGTGGAAAGTTCATGTTGTTGCAGACGCACCATATGATGGATATCAAGAAGTCAAAGATTATTTTAAAAATGATGAAAGATTTAAGTTTTCAGAATTAAATGGCCCACATAAAGATTGGGGGCATACTGCTAGAAATTATGGATTAGAGAGAGCGGAAGAAGAGTGGGTAGTGATGTCTGGAGATGATAACTACTATGTGCCAATTTTTGTGGAAGAGTTTTTAAATTCCGTCAAGTATAGAAAGGATGCTAACTTTGTACACTGTAACTTGGTGCATAATTGGATTAATAATGATTATATTGGTTTAATGTCGAGACCACAGTTACATGGTATTGATATCGGTAACTTTATGACCAAAACAAAATTCGCTAAACAAATGAGATTAGATGTTACTAAAGTTGATGCTGATGGTTTATTTGTAGAAGAGTACATTGATAAATTTAAGGGGGGTATCATTCACATTCAGAAAATATTATATGTCCACAACTAATATCACATTTGTTTTAGCAGTTTTAAATAAATTAGATCTAACAGAGAATTGTTATTCCCGGATAAGAGAAATATATCCAACAGTACCATTTGTAATAAGCAGCGGCGGATCAACAGATGGTACCAAGGAATGGCTTGTAAGTATGGCTGAAAAAGATGCTAATCTAACCATCTTTCATGATGATGATAGATTAGCATTTTCAGAAACATATAATTCTGGGATAAAATTAGTCGATACAGACAAGTTAGTATTAATTCACAATGATATGATCATCGGAGAAGGGTTTTTAGAGGCCATAGAGAGGCTTTTAGAACCAAATATGGTGTTATCATATACAACAATAGAACCGCCGATTTTTAAGGGTCATAGAAGGCCCGGTAAGGTATTATTAGATTTGGGTTCATCATTCGAAAATTTTGATTATTTTAATTTTAATCAATATGTTGAAGAACATAAAAATGATGACGATTTATATGATGGTGCCGTGTTTTTTATGAGTGGGTATAAAAAAATGTTTGAAGATGTTGGATTTTTTGATGGGTTTAGTTTTATCCCATGTTTTTGTGAAGATGATGATTTCCTTATAAGAGCAAAATTAAAAGGATACGAATTAAAGACATGTGAATCAGCAATTACTTATCATTTTGTTTCTCAAACATCAAGGTTTAGTGATGACTTTAAAAAGGATAGAGCATTACATGAAGTGTCTTCTGGAAGAAACTTTGTTAGAAAATGGGGTATACCTATAATCATTTTTAATGAACTGCGTTATTGGGAAGAAAAGAATTTTACATATAAAACTTTTTCAATGGGGTTAATAACGAGAAATAAAAAAAGACTCATGCAAGTTGAGCCATTCTTTGATAAGATAGACCTTGGTGAGGTTCCGGAGGATTATATTAATAATGAACAAAAAAGAACTAGGTATGATCTTAGAACTAAATTTACATTAATAGACACTGTAGATGTGACGGTAACAGAATTGGAAGAATTTACAGATGAAGATATGCAAACATTATATCGTTTAAGGTTATCTATTCCGTACTATGAGCCTGGGGAATATCAATTAGGTAATATGTTAATACAAATAAAAAAGGAGCTTTAAAAGCTCCTTATTTTTTATTCTTTTGTTTCCTTTTTAATAAGTCTAAATAAAACCTGGTACTTGTCTTTAGATTTACCAGCTTCTTTTAAATCTTCTTTTGTAATTTCAGGGTACTCTAGATCTATTTCAGTATTTAAAAGCTCACCATATTCTTTATCAAATTCAACATACTTCGGATTAATTACTTTACTAATTACGTTACCCTCATCATCTTTAACCTCATTAAACATCTTAACTAGAATACCACCTTTCTCGTCTTCCTCACCATGTTTTTTGATAAGATCATCTCTTAGTCCGTCTACTTTTCTTCTTTCTTTAGATAAAACTTCACTAAGTTCTGTTAACTCATATTTTAGAATAATAGTTAAATTTTGCTTCAAAAAACCTTCATAAATTCTTTCTCCAGTTTCTTGGTTTACGAACCCGTTAATTTCGCTCTCAAGTTGAAGCACATCACCTAATTTAAATTTACTTTTTTCCATAATTTTAATTCTTGTTTTATAATATATATGTTATTTTTTAAAAAGTGAATAGTTTATAGGATGGTTAAAATTGCAAAAGTTATCATAAGAGATATCCAAACAATTAATGCTTTTAAGTAGGTCATAAATCCAGTATGGAAATACTTTTGACCTATGGGTAAGCACTTATGGGAGGGTGATATCAGATAAGCGGAATACTCTAACGTGAAGAATAGTACAAAATATTCCATACCAAATACTGTTGTTAATAAGCTAACAATACTAGCATATTTTGCTGATGACCCAAGTAAGAAAGAAGCCATAAACCCAAGCATAGAAACAACCAAGATACTCTCTGGATTTTTATATTGTTTAATATAGTTTTCAATATCTGAATAATAACTATTGGCTACGTTTCCTATTATAATAACCGCAGCAACAATTAACACCAAGTCCCAATTTATATAGGATAATAACTTATCCCATAACTTAGAATAACTAATTAAATAAAAGGTGAATACCGTAAATGCTAGAAAGTAATAGTCGGTAAAACAACTAACCAATATCGTCGATAAGAACGGTAAAACCACCAGATATATGTTTTTCCAATTAATCGGTTCATCTTTAACATCAATATCAATCTCATCGTCTTCCAGTGATAAAATATAATATGTGATATAAAGACCTGTGATTAATAACAGTGGCCACACATATAACATAAACTTAGAGTATGTCAATCCTAGTACTGCCATAGGAATGATTACAGTCTTTTCTAATGGGGACCATAGGTAATAATGATGTGTTGCAAGGTAATCGATGATACCAAACTTCTTACGTTTCTTATTATCAACTGGTGCGATACTATTAAGCATTGATGCGGATAGTGCAACCCTACCAGGAATTGGTAGAACACCACCAAATAATGATACTAAGAAGACAACCATCTTCTTTGATTTAACTTTTTGTTCTAAAAGTCTAAAAACGTCCATAAGGTATCCTCTTTCTTTGAGGATACCTGTGATGAACATAATGAATATTAAATAGACAAGGAACTCTTGTCCTTTGATTAAAATCTCCATCCGAATATAATTAAGGTTCTTGATTGTTTAGCGTCTTGATTTAAGCCTGGCATGTGCTCAATGTTTAGATAACCTTTGTTACTAAAACGATATTGAACTAGTGGACCTAGATACCATTCTTGTGACCCCCCATCAAAATCATTATATCTAAACATGTGTGAGACACCAACGGATAAATCATTGTTAATGATGTTAGCATAAGATGCGGTATATGCATACTCAGGTTCTCTTTGCTCTTTAGTACTTGCAAGATTACCTTCATAGATTGCATTAAAGCCCCATATGCCTCTTTCGCCAATTCTATCACCTAATAATAACTTAGGTTCAATACCCCAGCGACCATCTAACATTTTCATTTCGTAGTAAAGTGTTGGGTTACCCCAGATTTTACCCCAATCTGCTAATGCATATCTAAGTTCCCAAGAGAAACCTCTCCATTTAAAAGTTTTGGCACCATCCAAGCCATCATAAACTGTGTGAGAGTATAAATCTAATTGAAGTCTTTTACCCAAACCAAATGTAAATTCATCTCTCATTCTGATTTGTGCTGGTCCGTTTCTTCTTTGTCTAATATCAAACCACTTCTCATACATCGCAGTACCAGGAGGATTCATTACATAGACTCTTGTGGATGGAAACATTCTGATGGTAGTCCAAAGTGGTTGGCCATATGGCCCTACTTTGGTCATCAATGGAACTTTTTTAGCTGTTACAATAATCTCTTGTAACTCGTTTTTAGTTGTGTCCTGAGACTTTTTCAGGGCTTGCTCAGATCCCTGTTTGATCGCGCTGTTACTATATTGACCGAATGACAATGTAGCAACAAACAATAATGCTAACATTAGCGATAGCATTTTCATTGTTTTCTTCATCTGTTTTTTTGTTTTTAAAGAAAGTTTATTACTATCAAATATAAACAAAAAAAACGAAAAAAAGAACCTATTTGCCTATTAAAAATACACCTAATCCGTTCCAAAAATCGTCCGGATCTTCACCTGATGTGAATATTTGTTTAGAATGAAAAAGATTTAATTTGTTTTTATCTAAGAATTGTTCAAAGGCTCCACTATCCCAGTTCCAATCATCCATAATTAAAATAGTTTGATCAGAAATAATTGGTAGCATGTTTGTTAATGCTGTATATTGATCGTGAAATTTTGTTTCCCCATCATAGAATATAATATCAACATTTGGTAAGGAGCTAAAGTCAAATGTTTGATAATCAGTTTTATATACTGATATCTTATCTACATCACCGAATTTTTTAACATTATTTAAAAATTCTTCTTGTGGGATAATGTCAATATTGTGTTTATAATAGTTGCCAATTTTTTGACTAACACCTCTCGGGGTTAAATTTGGGGACATGAAATTATCAATCGCGATGGAATAAATGTTGTTACCATATATTGCGGAACAAAATGTGGCACCACGAAAGACACCAACTTCAAGATATGTTGCGCCTTCGATATCACAAATATTATTTAAAAAAGATTTGACTTTGTTACTTGTGATTCCATGTATATCTAAAATATCCTGTGTTAGTTTAGATACTTCAAGTCTACCCCACTCAATAGATTCATCAATATGTTTAATTAAGTCCATATGCTTTTTTCTTATGATCAGCAACAATGTCACAGTAATTACAATCCCAACATTGGAACTTACATTTCTTAATTTTATTTCTCCAACCTTTTAATTCTTCATGTGGTATACCATCCAAATATATTTCTGATGTCTTAGATAATATTTCTTTACCTTGAACATATGAGTCAACAATTTCAATAGTTTCATCTAATCTATTAAAACTGTCTCTTCCATGCATTTTAAAGACATCAATATATTCCAGGAATTCATCAAACTCTTCTTTGAATGGTGGAATTGTTCCGGTTTTGAAAAAGAATGCGTTGATATCTTTTTCCCACTTGTGTTCACAGGTTACCTTAGATATCTCATGATGAAAATATGGTAACTCGTTGTTTGTTCTTAGGTTGTTATAAGAATAATGTTCATCCATTACTGGGCATCTACCTAAGCAGCCTTCATTAACAAGTAATGATAGTTTTACGTATCTACCTTTTTCTTCGTAGTATTTTAATTGTGCTCGCTTAATGTTTTTTAATTCCTCAACGTCTCTCATTAGAATTCGATCAAGATTAATGTAATCAAACCCTTGATCAGCATTGTACCAAAAATCTTGGCCGGTTGCAACCTTTCTTAAGATAGTGTTTTTAATTTCCATTTCTGGAAAGTGTTTCTTTAACCCCATTGCAACCCAATGTCCATGCGGAATGGTCATGCATCTTAATCCCTTTTCATATAAAGGTTTAAGGTTATCAACAAATAATTTGTAGTTATCAAACCTAGGAGAAACATTGGTATTATTAAATGTTGCGCTCACAGTAATCCCCAAAGCTTTCTGTACAATCATTGCATTATCAAAAACAACATCTCTAAATTCGTCAGAGAACGTTGATCCCATTGCGTCTTGTGTAAATGGGGGTATTCTACAAGTAAAATAAACATCATAAATCCATTCTTTATTTCTTTCTAAGAATGGATAAAATTTGTTCACAAATACTTCTTCTGAAAGCATTGGATTAAAAGGGATTGAAAATATTTTTTTCATTACTTTGATCCTTCTAAACATCCACCACAAATTCCGTTGCATTCGGTCTTATAAAAGACACAATCTAAACAGCCTTGCGGTATTGTATAATTTTTATGATTTATGGTATAAAGCTCGTCGAACTTATCCCTTAGGTCTAATATACCGTTTTTTCCTGAGATTTCCAAAACATTATCGATCTTTACTTTATCTTGTAAAGGGTAACAATGAATTGAGCTACCGTCGGGAAACACATCTAACGGCATAAAGCCACAGATGGTATCATATTCTGGTATTTTAAATGTGGCAAAATTTAAAGAATTTTCTAATACAGCTTTCTTGGTTTTACCTTCCCATAAACATGGAGGTACTTGACAATCAGAAGTAATCTTAATACCGTTATATAACCCGAATTTAAGGATTTTGGTAATCTCGGCACCCATTTCTTTATTGTTAATCAAATACGTGCCAGTAAGATCTAAACCAACTCTAATTGCATTTACTTTACCATCCAATTCATGATATAACCATTTTATATAATCATAAAAGTTTCTATCTTTCCAATCTTTTGACATGGTTATAGCTAAGTAAAGTCTAGGGTTGGTATCAAACCCCCAGGTATTAGCATAGGCTTTATAAATTTCTAGATAGTTCTTTTTAAAAATAACCATCCTGTTTTTTTCGTTTAATTCTGCAGCATTTGGGAATACCCATCTAATGTTTTTTATATTATCGATTAAATAATCTCTAGTTGTTTTACCAAATAAAAAATTACTAACAAGATTTATCTTCATATTTTTACTGAAGATATAATCAAGTATATCAATAAAATTTGGATGTTGTGTTGGTTCACCACCTAGAATGGTAATTTCTTCTTGTGGTGTGTTTAAACGATAATGGTTGATAATTTTATCAACCATTTCTATTGTCATGTTACCTAAAGTATGTTTTAATCTTGCGTCTTCTTTAGTAAAGCAAAATGAACACCCTTTAGCGCACGTCCCATTAATTGCTAAATTCATTAAAAGTCCATTTTCAGGGTTAAAGGTGTGAATGGCACATTTTCATCTTCTTTTTGTTGCTTACTCATAGCCACCCCAAATTTCTCATGTTTCAATCTATGGCAATCAGCAATAGTTTGACAAGCTTTAATTCTTTCTTCTAATAATTGTTGTTCTAATAACAAGTTTGCTAATTTAGTATTATATGATGTTACGTTGTTAATAATTTTCTGAACAAAAGTTGCTTTGTCGATTCCTCTACCTGTAGATAACACATCTATGATCGGTGTTTGATAATCACTATCTGCAGTCCAACCAAAAGCTTCTCTCTTTTGTTCTTCCCAAGTGTCTTTTTCTAATGTGGAAGCGTCAACCATTAGCTCTTTATATCTTTCAGAAAATCTCTGATATAATCTTTATAGATGTCAGCAAATACAAACCCTCTAGCAACTTCTGGTGGTATAATAATAGCCCCCATACGGTTGAGCTCTACTCTCATGTCATTATATTCGTCAGCAATTCTTCCATAATTGTAGTTTAAGTACATACCCACAACATGAATGTAGCCCGGAACATTACCTTGTAATTTAAAAATAATATGCGTCATTATAATAATTTTTCTGTTTGAATATTATTTGGTTTATCTAACTTCAATTGATTTTTTAATGATTCTTCAATTGAAAAGTGATTTGTTGTTGCTTGTGTCATTAATTGATTAATGTTTCTGTCAATTGAAATAGTATATGATGAAGCTAAAGATAATACTTGTTTTTGTTGTTCAGGATCCATCATTAAAATTGAATCTAGGTTACCCGTTCCAATTCTTCCATAAGATATCATATCGAGCATCGCTTGCTTAGCCATACGAACAGTCCAATATTCATGCTCATATTTTTCCTCTAATTCATGGTTACCAAATACATCAATTAATTTTGTGCCGTCTGGTAAGATTGAGTCCTCGCTTTCTAAAAATTCTTTAATTAAATCAATGAACCCTTGTCTTTCTCTATAAGCGTCTCTTAAATTTCTTTTGAATTTTCTTAAATCATTACTTTCTTCATCCATTTGGATTTCTAATTCCGCTTTTCTAACTGTATACTCTAAATGCTCTACAGCATCCTCTCTACCTCTTAATTCCAATAGCCATTGTTTTAATTTTGCGTATGGGGTTATTTGTGCTCCACCAACGAAATTATATGCTTTATACTTTGGTAATGCGAAAGACATATTTTCTGAGATTTTCATCAATTTCTCATCGAATGGATTATTTAAATTTTTTGCTCTGTCATATTTGTAACCTTCCATAAATAAAATTGTTTTTGTTGTAATATAAGTAAAAATTTTCAAATTGTCAACTATTGCCTCCAGCCGCAATGTCCTGATGATGTCCCCGAATTTACCGCTGGGTTTAATCCGGTTACACTAGAACTTCCACTATCTGTTGCATAAGTAAATTTCCAGCTAACATTATTTTGTCCACCACCGTCATAACAGCCTAACATATATTGCCAATCTTGTCCCATAGTAAAATTCTCTTCCCCGCAGTTAGTGTGAGGTTTTGCCACATTACCAATATTGGTATCGCTAGCATTGCTCCATCTTCTTAGATTATACCCACCATTATAACTTCCTTCATTACCTGCATATCCTTTACCATGTTTAGAGCTAATACCTTTTTGCTGAGCATGTGCACTCCAATGAGTTGATGATGATGGTGTCTCGTTTGAAAAATTAAATTTAATACCGGCACTAGATGTCCAAGCGTATCCAAAACTTTCATCAAAAAATGCTCCACCTCCATCATTTCCACTGATAGATGTTACAGCAAAACCACTTACATAACTTTCGTTCGATAAATTAAATTTTTCTATTGTTGTTGATCCTCCGGAAATTAAATAAGCCGCTTCAGTTTCTTTTTGCATAGTCGCAACGTCGCTTCGTGCAATACTAGTATTAAACTTTGATTGATGTGCGTAATTGGTATCAGTAATCATATTGATCGCTGAAGTTCTTGTTCCGTGAATACTATCCGGACCTTTCCATGCACCATCATCGTTCACGGACCAAACAAAGAAAATAGATTTGTTACAAGCGCCAGATGTATATGATGCTGGGTAATCTAGCAACTCGCCAATATGTGTTGTTTGATCGGTAAGGTTGGTAACTTTGTGAACATTCTTCCATGGTGACGCATCTTTATAACCACCAGCCAAATAAGAATAGTTAATAATTTGTCTATATCTAAATGCTGTGGGTTGTGTTTCTTGTGCCGCAATTCTTTCCCAGCCATTATCGATATTTGAAACGCCAGTATATAACATCAAGTAGTTACTACCACTGGTTGTTGTTTCAAGAAATAATGAACCTGAGCTTGGATTAGAGGGTCTGCTTGCTCTTGGCCCTCTTGGTGGTCTGTTAACAACTCTATCAGACCTTAAACTACCACTAACTTCTAAATTCTCGTATATCATTTTTATATCTTATTATGCTCTCCAGCCACAATGACCGGAAGATGTACCGCCATTAACACCAGGTGCCAATCCGCTTACGCTTGTTGTTCCAGTATCTGTTGCATAAGTAAATTTCCAGCTTGTATTATTTTGTGCTCCGTCATAGTTTCCAAGCATATATTGGTGGTCTTGCCCCATGGTAAAGTTTTCTTCACCACAATTTGGGTGTGGTTTAGCAACGTTACCTAGATTTGTGTCGCTAGCGTTGCTCCATCTTCTTAGATTGTATCCGCCCGAATAACTACCTTCGTTACCAGCGTAACCTTTACCTACTTTAGAACTAATGCCTTTTTGTTGTGAGTGTGCCCCCCACATACCGGTTGAAGTAAATGTTTCTGAAGCAAAGCTGAATTTAATTCCTGCACTAGATGTCCATCCATATCCAAAGTTTTCATCAGAAAAAGCGGATCCACCATCACCACCATCTATTGTTGTTAAGTTATAACCGGTCATTATTGATTCGTTGCTTAAATCAAATTTTTCAACATAAGAACTACCACCAGTAAACATGTATGCAAATTCAGTTTCTTTATGCATTGTACCCAAATCACTTCTTGCTGTTGTTATATTAAATTTTGTTTGGTGTGCATAGTTTGTATCATTTGCCATATTAATTGCTGATGTTCTCACACCATTAACATCTGATGGCCCTTTAAATGCATTATCGGTATTCACTGACCATACAAAGAAAATGTACTTACTACAAGCACCTGATGTATATGATGCCGGATAATCTAATAGTTCACCAATATGTGATGTTTGGTCTGTTGAATTAATTGTTTTATGTACATTCTTCCATGGTGAAGAGTTTTTATACCCTCCGGCCAAATATGAAACAGCAATTATTTGTCTAAATTTAAAGCCAACATTTGAATTGACTTGTGAGGATACTCTTACCCATCCACTATCACCATTATCTAACCCAGTATAAACCATGAGAAAACTACCACTAGCCGCTTGTTCCAAATACAAAGAACCAGTAACAGGACTGCTTGGTCTATTTGCCCTACTTCCTGCTGGTGGTTTTGCAATCCCCTGTGCTCTAAGTGATCCACTAATCTCTATGTTATCGTGACGCATATTTTATAAATACATTTTTTAATTTCTCCAACCACAATGCCCCGATGATGTACCACCATTAACCCCTGGAGCTAGTCCAGCTGGGTTTACGGTTCCCGTATCGGTCGCATAAACAAACTTCCAACTCGTATTATTTTGTAAACCATCATAGTTTCCAAGCATATATTGATGATCTTGCCCCATAGTGAAGTTTTCTTCCCCACAATTTCCGTGTGGTTTGGCTACGTTACCTATGTTGGTTTCGTTAAATACATTCCATCTTCTTAAATTATAACCTCCATTATATGTGCCCTCATTACCAGCATATCCCTTACCCCATTTTGAGCTAATACCTTTTTGTTGACCGCTTGCACCCCATTGTTGGTTTGTTGTGAAAGTATCTGTGGCAAAAAACAATTTATTACCACTCTCCGAACCATAACCATAACCATAATTTTCATCTGAAAAACCAGATGCACCAAGAGAACTAGTGAGGGATGTTTTTAAAGTTAAGTATGGTTGCATATTTGGATAATACACACTATACATAACTTCATTAGTTAAATTAAATTTCTCTACAGTCGCAACACCACCACCAAATACCCAAGCAAATTCTGTTTCTTGGAATAATGTACCTAAATCGTCTCTTGCATTTGCTAAATCCCATTTAGATTGGTGTGCATACGCAGTTTCATTTACCATATGAACACCTGTTGTATATGTTGAATGTATTTGTGTTGCCGATTTCCATAGACCGTCTGTGTTAGTTGACCATACAAACAATATTGATTTACTACACGCACCAGATGTATATGATGCTGGATAGTCCATTAATTCACCTAAGTGAACTGTTTGATCGGTTGCATTTGTTGTGCGGTGTACATTCTTCCATGGTGAAGAATCTTTATAACCACCGGCCAAGTATGAGAAATTAATAATTTGTCTATATAAAAAACCTATTCTATCTGTATTTTGTGAACCAACTGGCTCCCATCCATCATCTCTATTTGATGCTGCTGTGTACGTGACAACAAAACTTCCACTACTAGATTCTTCAAGGTAAAGAGATCCTATTTCTGGGCTAGATGGTCTATTAGCTCTTGGTCCTCTAGGTATTATATATTGTCCACTAACATCTAAAGAGCCACTAACAATTACATTTTCTCTTAACATACTTTAATATACGTATTTTATCTCAAAACAACAACCCTTCCGGTTCTATTTGCTGCAAAAGTTATTGTCACTACACTTGTGCTTGTTGTTACAATTGAGGATGGCCAGAACATCTCGTCGTTACTATCATAAACCATGACCATTACATCTTTAGATCCTAAGTTATGTGTAACAGTTACTGATGATACGTTACTGAATGACGTAGCATATGTTGAGTTTCCAAAATCTTTAACAAGATTTCC